ATGGGAACGAATGGCCACTGAAATGGAAGACAGCAGGTGGTTTAAACAAGTAGGAAGAAGGAGTCTGGAACTACAAGCATTAGTTCGTAATACTGTATAATGAAAGTATGGCATATTTTAAACTTATTAGATTCGGCGGTATTGCTCCAAGGTACTCTCCTAGACTTTTAAAAGACACACTTGCTACTACAGCAACAGATGTAAATTTAGAAAGTGGTAGGTTAGTCCCTATTACGGACAACTCTACTACCAATCCATCAAGCGGTGTAAGTACACTAGCCAGCACCACTAAAAATGGTATATACAAATACACGGATAGTCCAGAGCGTTGGCTACAGTTTGATGAAGATGTAGACGTCGTACGTGGACCGATAGCCGGGGACACAAACGACACGATTTATTGGTCGGGTCAATCTTTTCCAAGAATGGGTAGAAGTTCTGTAATTCTTTCAGGAGCTCCTTACCCCACAGGTTTTTACAGATTAGGTATACCCGCTCCAACTGCTGCACCTACCGTTGCTGTAACGGCTCCAACTACTATAAATGCTACGGTAACAACGATTAATGGTTCTGGAGTTCTTACAGTTACTACAGCAAGTAACCACGGAGCCGCAGTAGATGGTTACGTTACTTTAGCTGGGTTCGGCGCTGTAAGTGGTATAACAGCTGAAGAGATTAATAATACATTTAAAATAGTAACAGTACCCTCTGCTACTACATTAACAGTCGAAACAAATGGTGCTGCAACAGCTGCTAGTACTTCTGGTAGCATAGCGGACGGGGCTTCTTTTAACGGTCCTTCAGACGCTAACTTAGACTTTGAAACCTCTTACGTATACACTTTTGTTTCTGCATACGGAGAAGAAGGGCCTCCTTCTGCTGCTTCTACTGTTGTAACTACCGATGATAATCAAGCTGTAAGTCTTTCTGATTTACAAACAAGCACTAGTAAATCTAACTCAAACTTATCTAAAAAACGTATATACAGATCTAATACAGGTTCCAACACTACAGCTTTTCAGTTTGTTGCAGAAGTAACATTAGCTACTACAACTTATTCTGATACTTCAAAAGGTAGTGAGTTGGCTGAACTTATACCTTCTACGTACTGGATAGGCCCACCAGATGATGACACTGCTTTATACCCAGATGGCCCCATGAAAGGCCTTTGCGCACTACCAGGTGGTGTTTTTGCTGGTTTTACAGGTAAACGTGTATGTTTTAGTGAACCTTTCTTACCACATGCTTGGCCTGCTGCTTATAGAATTGCAATCGACGAAGAGATTGTAGGAATCAAAGTAGTATCTAACGGTATTATAGCCACTACAAAAGGCGTACCTTATCTTATTACTGGCTCAGACCCGCAATCTATGACAGCTATACGTATAGAAAGTTCACAGCCGTGTCTAAACAAACAATCTATGGTAGATATGGGAGCTTTTACTGTATACGCAGGTGCGGACGGTTTAATAGGAGCTCAGGGCACAGACGTACGTAACATGACGCAAGAGATAATAACCCCTAGTCAGTGGCAAAGTAACTACTACCCATCTACTATTACAGGTTTTTTATGGGAAGAAAGGTACGTAGGTTTTTATAATACTGGTTCTGGTTATGGTGGCTTTATATTTGACCCTACAGAAAACATAGATGGGGCTTTTGTAGATTTAGATTCTAGCGCACTCGTACGTGGGGGTTTTACAGACCCGGACGACAGTCAGTTATATTTAATTATTAGTAACACGATTAAAAAGTTCCAAGGTGGAGGTACAGCTATTACTTATAATTGGAAATCTAAAGAGTTTATACCACCCAAACCTACAAGTATGGGGTTTGTTAAAGTAGAAGCCGAAACATACCCGGTTAGAGTAAAAGTGTACGGAGACGGTTCGGTAATATATAACGCTGTCATTGCTACATCCGGTAGTGCTTATACGGTAACTGGCACTACACCTAGTTTTAGTAGTACAGCTATAACAGAACCTATTCTTAGGTTGCCTGCTAGTGTACATACTTCTTTTGCTATAGAAGTAGAAGCAGCAACAATAATAAATGAAATATGTATAGGTGAGTCTATAGATGAACTAAGGGCGATTTAATGGCTACCAAAGGCACAAAAGTACCAGCACTTAAAAACATACCTGCAAAAACGGACCCAGAACTACGAGCCACGCTCAACTCTATGAAGGAAGCCCAAGAGGTCAGACTCGGTAGAAGAGGCGACCCAAGAGATAGAGCAATAACTTTAAGAGAGTTAATAGATAGTGGGTTGGCTATAGAGTTAAGAAACAATCCTTTTGACCCTAATGCTGGCGTAGGGGCTTTAGACTTTATACCTAACGTACCAGGTGGTAATCTAGCAGTACCACCCGCACCTACAGGACTAGAAGCGTCGGGTGCTTTTACAGAAATAATCGTTAGTTGGAATGATGCACAATATGGCAACCATGCATACACTGAAGTATGGCGTTCTAGAAATGATGACATAGGTGGAGCTACTTTAGTTACCACAACAAATTCTTTTATAATTACTGATGTAGTGGGGTATAACCAAGAATATTACTATTGGGTAAGGTTTGTAAGTACATCTGATGTTGCAGGGCCATTTAACAAAACTAATGGTGTTAAAGCTACAACACTAGAAGATATTGCAGCTGTAATGGAACAGTTATCAGAAGAACTTCAAAACCTTCCTGGGTATACAGCTTTAACAACTTTGATTACTAATGCAGATGTAGCAAACGCCGCAGCAGCAGCGACTGCAAATACGGCTGCAAGGGTCATAAGATCAACGTCCGCACCAACAACAAGAGCCGACAGCTCTGCCTTGGTTGAAAACGATGTTTGGATTGATACAGATGATAACAATCAAATGTATATAAGAAATTCATCTAATAATGGGTGGGAGGAAGCTAGAGACGGCACTTTGGTTAATCTTGTTAATAGTATTAATACACAACAAGGAACCAATACTACAAATATAGCTTCTGCTACTAGTGATATAATAACCTTAACAACTGCAAATTCTAGTAGGGCTTCTGAAATAACAACACTAGAAAGCACAATTAATGATTCATCAACAGGACTAACAGCTGCTCATTCAGCCATATCAACAGAAGCAACAACAAGAGCAACAGCAGACACAGCTTTAGCTACCGACATAACCAACTTGACCTCTACAGTTGGAACGAATACTTCTGCTATAGCAACAGAGCAGACCACTAGAGCAACAGCAGACACAGCTTTAGCTACCGACATAACCAACCTAACATCTACAGTTGGCACAAATACTTCTGCTATAGCTACTGAAGCAACGACAAGAGCTAACGCGGATACCGCTCTTTCTACTTTAATAACTAACTTAACATCTACAGTTGGCACTAACACGTCAGCTATAGCAACAGAAGCAACTACAAGAGCTAACGCGGATACCGCCCTCTCTACCTTAATTACTAACTTAACATCTACTGTTAGTGGAAATACAGCTGCTATATCTACTGAAGCTACCACTAGGGCTAATGCAGATACCGCAAACGCAACATCTATAAGCAATCTTAGCTCAACAGTAGGAACCACTAATGCTAATGTATCTACATTACAAACATCTGTATCTAATTTAGAAGGAGATGCCGATGCTATGTACGTTATTCAAGTTGCTACTGAGTCAAATGGAACCGTGTCTGCGGCTGGGATGGTTATCGGATCTAATGCAAGTAGCGGCAGTGGTTCCCAGTCCTATGTACAGTTTCAGGCAGATAAGTTTGCAATATGGAGTGGTTCAAGTAGTACAGCTCCCTTTATTGTAAGTAGCGGGGTTGTTTATATAGATGACGCACGTATAAAAGACGGGGCTATAACAAATGCACGTATAGCTGATGCAACTATACAAAGTGCAAAGATAGGTAACGCTCAAATAGTAGAAGCTAAAATAGGCACTGCAGCTATTACTAATGCAAAGATAGCTAATTTAGCTGTAACTAACGCAAAGATTAATGATTTAAGTGCTACAAAAATAACCGCAGATTTGCTTGATTCCGCTAGAATTAATGTAGATACACTTAACGTAAAACATTTTGATAATGTCAGCACAGATATAAAATCTCATACAGGTGCATTTGTTCCTTTAGGAGTAGAAGCGAGTGTCCAGTCTTGGTCTGGTACATATCCGGGGCAGACTATTGTTAGTCAAGAATCTAGTTCAGTAGTAAACATAGGCTGTAGTACTGCAAACATTAGAAACAACGCTAAATACAGAGTTGTTTATTCTGCAGTTCTAGGAAATGTAAGAAATGGCACTATCCAGTATAGTTTTAATAACAGTAGTTGGGTTAGCCTTTCCCCTAAAGTTAATGCAAATGCGGGTACTTTTAGAACTTATGTATTTATATGGGACGGACAAATTACAGGAATGAGCTCTTCGCAAAGCACGGTATATTGGAGGATAACTTGGAATGTAAGTGGCGGACAAGTAAACTCTACGTACCAAGCTTTGTACGTAACCATGGATAATACGCAATAATGAATTACACAGTTTACACAACATCTAGCGGAGAAATAGTTTGCACCGGCTCTACAAACACAGATAGTTTGAGCCTTGTGTATAAAACAAGTGAACAGACAGTTGTAGAGGGAACTTATCCTCCAGGGCAGTTTAGATTTGTAGACGGTTCTGCAGTAGCTATAGATGAAAACCCTTTAGATTATGTAAGATCGCACCGAACTTATTTACTTAAAGAGTGTGATTGGACACAAGCATCAGACTCCCCTTTATCAGATTCTAAAAAAACAGAATGGGCTACATACAGACAAGCCCTTAGAGACTTACCTACGGTTGATCCAATAGTATGGCCAACAGAACCAGAATAGAGTAATATAAAACATGGCTTACAAAAAGAAAACAACTAGAAAGAAACCTATAAAGAAAAAGTCTCTTACTAAAAGACAAGAGGCCTCTTTAAAAAGACACAGCAAGCATCATTCTGAAGCTCATATGAAGTTTATGAAAAGAAAAATGATGACTGGCTCAACCATGAGAGCTGCACATAAAGCAGCTATGGCTAAAAAAGGTAAATAGTCTCAGAGTTTTGAGTAAAGTATTAATAGGTATTATAGTAGCTTTTAGGTTTGTTTAGCTCTGTACTATGGAAACAAAACTCAAACCTGTCTGCACTTAATCAAGCATTTGAACTAAGAGATGCAGAACAAAAGTTAGCTATAGAAAGTCTTCAATCTGACTTTGCCTTACAAACAGAAGGCTTATTAGAAATACAAGCACGTAACCAAGAAATACAACAAGAGATGTCAAGGTACCTTGACATATTTAAACGCCACGATTTAACCAGGTTAGCAGCAGCTAAACCTGGATTAATAGAACCTAGAATAAATAAAGGAACCAAAGATGTATTTGATAGCATTGAAGAAGACAGCCGTAACATTGACAGTCTTGATGATGGCCTGCAG